TACATAGAAAAGTATTTGAATTTATAAAATAATAATTATTAATATTGGAACCTGCGGTTCCAGTAAAACCTTCGCTTCTAAATTGTGCGTAGCAATGGTATGCGTAGGAACGAAGTTTCTCGCTAACTTGAATTATAATTAATATTAAAGTAAGGATTTTCTTTTGTATCAGTTTCATATCCTTCATCATCATCATCATTTTTGATAATTTCACAATCTCCAAAATCTAATTCTTGTTCATCATCATTATCAAAGTTTAAAGTAATTTTTTTTAATACTGGTCTAGCTTTTGGTTTTTTATTTTTTATTTCTTGTTTAGTTTCTAAAATACATTTTTGCTCCACTTTTCTTAAAAGTGGAACTTCAAATTCTTTAAATTCATTTTCGTTTATTTCAACTTGAATTTCACCAGATAATCTTTCATTCATAACTTTAACAAAATTCTTTTTATAGAAATTATATTTATCTTCTTCACTCATATCATTATCATAATCAGGTAAAGAAAATTTGTGAGTTAAATCACGTTGCAATTCCATTCTCAATCTATTAAATGATGTTGGATCAATTTTTCTATTTTCTAGTGCATGAAAGTCTGATGTATTCAATTCATTTAAAACATTTATAGCTCCGTATAAACTATTTTGAATTAATAACATGAATTTTTTAATTATTATTTGTATTAAATCTTCAGTTTTACCTTTAATCCATTGTTTATTATCATAATCGTAAATATCATATATATATCTATTTACATCTCTAATACGATATGGTAATTTTTCATTAGGAATATTTTTTAATATTTCTTCCAAACATTTTTTATAAAATTGAACATTAGTGCTTGGATAATCCAAAAAATTAAAATATTTTAATGTATACCATGATTTAAAATCTTTTGGTGAGAATCCATTTCTTCTTATAGAATATTGTGTGTTATAAGGATTATATTTATAAATTATTTTTGTTAATTGGTCATTATCATAAGGTAACTCAGTAGTAATTGGTTTTATTTCATTTGCTTCTTCATCTCTTTTCGCTAATTCAGTTTTCAATCTTGATAATTCATTTGCTAGTTCTTCATTTTGTCTGATGAGTTGAATTAACATCTCAGTATTGGATGGTTGAACTGATTGAACTGGTTGACTTCCAACACATTTTTTTACGTGACGATTTAATGTGGATGTTGATTGATAACCACTTCCGCACTTAAAACATTTGAATTGTTCAGTTGACATCTTCTTATTATACTTATAGTATATAAAATCTCTTTAAGTCCTTTTATATACTATATATTATGTTATGCCTATTTAAATACTCTATCCAAGGCGGATTTATTGAATATCTCCATAATTTTTGCAGTTGATGCATTAAAAATAGCAATTGGATTTTCATTTTTTAATAAAAAATTTCTGGTATCAGTGAGATTTTTTATTTCAAAAATTCTAAATGGTGACTTACTAGTTTCATCTCTCAATTTAGCTACACGAGCTGTCTTTCCATCTACTTTACGATTAATTTTTATAAATTTATATTTTGGATAATCATTAGATGATATATTTATATCTTCCATACCCATTGAATTTATTTCATTTTGTTTTTTTTCACTTTGTATTTTTTTAAATTTTTTACTTGACATTTTAGATGGTGTAAAATTTTGCACTTCTTTTTCACTCAAAGGTCTTCTAGTATAAGATCTACCTTTAATTGGTTTACCAGATTTATTCTGTGCTTCAATTATTGTTTCAGTTACATCTCCAAATCTAGTCACTTTAGTGACAGGTTCTGGTTGTTCAAATATAACATCTCCAAAATCTATTTCATCTTCACTCATATATTTTTTTTTGATTATATCAATTATTAAAATACATTTTTTTTTCAATTTTCCTTCGTCATCTCTCACGTTAATATTTTTTTCTTTTGCTAAATCTCTTATAGCTTTAATTTTCATATTACATAAATCATCAGACATTATACAATTATGTTAGAAAAGTATTTGAATTTTTTACAAAAAATTAAAGCAAAATATTTAAAAATGTTTTTTGTATTTTCTTCCAAGAAGTATATTTATCCATGTATTTTTTATTTTTTTTATTATATGTATCTTTATGATTTTGTCTCCATTTATAAATATTTTTTTTATTTTTCTCGTAGGATACCATTCTATACTATTCTATAGTAAAATCTTTATATTCTATTTCATCATCATCATTTTCAATAATTTGAACTTCGACTGCATCATTTTCAACGACAGAATTTAATAGTTTTTTTTGCTTTCTAGCATGATATTGATTTCTTCTTTTTTCCAAATATAATTTATATTTTTGTGGATCTTCTTTAATTTTTTGATATATTTTTTTTGATGTTTCACGTGTTTTTTCTCTGTGATTTTTTGAATAATTTCTCATACGTTCTAAATGTTTTTCATACATGAGTTTAGCTTTATCGTCATATGTCATGTTATCCATCTTTTTATTAATATATACTATAACATTCTCTTTATATTGATTTAGACATATCTTTTATTAAATCTATTTAAAGATGAATTTATTGTATTTCCATCGTTAAAATATATGTCTGTTTTTGTAATTGATGTATGTACTTCAGCATTTTTACATAATTCACATTTTTTATAATGTAATTTTTTCCATAATTTCATAGAATTTTCAGTTTTGAAAGTTCTAATTTGTTTATCACATGGACTAAAAGAAGTAAATGTTTCAGCATTTCCCATCATATATGTTTTACTCATATTATTATTATATACTACAATATTCTCTTTATATTGATTTAGACATAAATACAATTCCGCTTGTGGTCGGTGCTACGCACAATTTAAAATTAATTGAGTATAGGAAGTACACGTAGAGAGCAAAGCGATATGTGAAACAGAAACCTTGGTTTCTCGTTAACCAACTTTTTCCATTTCAATCATTAAAATATAATCACTACTTCCTGCATGTAACACAGATTGAGATACTCCAGTTCTAAGAATTATTCTAATTTCGTAGCCTGGTCTATAATTCCAGTAAAAATTTACATTATCAGTTGCATTAGAATAATAATATGATGTTGTATTGGCAGTATTAACAACTTGTCTTGCTGGTCCTAAACAATACGATAAAGTATTTCCGCCAGTAGCGTTAGCTTGAAATGATTGTTGAGACGTTTGTGTTTCCAAATAAATGGTTGGATAAACATTGAATGCAGCAGTAGTTTCAACACCAGTTTTGAATGACCAACGACACTTATAATTTCCTTCAGGTATATTTGTATTATTAAATAAATAAGTTTGATTATTAACGTTAGTTGTTCTCTGATAATAATTTGAACTATTAATCACGATTACGTATTTATCAAATGGCATAATATAATATAATGATAAAAAAAATTATATAATATTAACTTTCAGTTTTTAGTTTCATTAATTCTAAATGTTTATTTGATTTTTTATGTGTTGATATATTTCTAAGTGATATTTCACATTCACATTCACATTTAATTTTTTCACTTCGTTTTTTACTTATTTTTAGTTCATAATTATATTCTTCTTTACTTCTAGTTGGAATACTACAATTTAAAGTAGCATTCAAATTTTCTATATATTCACGTTCTTTACGTTCTGCTTGTAATTTATTTTCACATGGATACTCTTCAATCATTATCATATCAAAATTATTCCATCCTCCGTTATCACGAATGAATCTATAAACATTGAAATTATATTTTTCTGAATGTTTATTATTACAATGAAATTTATGCTCATATTTTCTTCTATTAAAATTACATGTATGTCCTACGTAAATATTTTTTATTTCTGTATTTCTACAACATAATTTATAAATGATTGTATCATTGTAATTTACCATTTTATTCCTTATTATTCATATTTATTACATTTTCTTTAAATACTTAAATATTTAAATGCTTTATGCGAACATGCTCTGAGCTTGTCTTCCTGTGTCAGCAATTTCAGATGTTCTACGTTGAATATCTTTTACATTTTCCAAAGCAGATCCGACTCCACGAACAGGACGATAATTCAATGGATTTGTTAAATTTGAAACTTGTCTAGCACCTGATGCGCCAAGTTTAGATGCTGATGATAATGCACCAGCACCAGTAGCAATAGCACTTCCTACAAGTGGAATAGATGCTGTAATTGGATTCCTGGCTATTTTACCGCTAATTTTACTCACCTTTTCTAGAACGTCAGCGCTAGATAGTGCACCTTCAGAAATTTGTTCAGCAATACCAGGACCTTTTTCTCTAATAGTTTTGATTACATCAGAACCTTTTTTAAATACATCTTGAGCTACATCCTGGCTCTTTTTAAATATATTTTGTGCTCCACCAGCTGTCTTTTTAAAAACATTAGCTAAACTTTTCATATATGTTAATCAAATAAAAAATTATTCTTGAATTAATAATTCATCATGATTTATAAATATTCTATTTTTATCTGAATTAATATATAAAAAATTATGTGGTTTGCTAAATGCTATTTTACTTATATCCTCAATCAAATTTTTATCATTCTCTTCGAGTATTTCATCAAATATTTCAGCAAGAGTTCTTTTGTTAACTTTAAAAATAAAAAAATTTACAAATAATCTTCTCATTTCTTTACTAACAGAATAAAATGTTTGTACTAAAAATATTACTGAAATACGCATGTGTCTCCTATTCATCATCAACTCAGAAAATAATTTTGATGTTGATTTTGATTTTAAATATGCTCCCATATCATCAAATATGAGACAGAATTTATATTTTGTTTTATATTCATTATCATTATCTGCTTTACATAATTCCATGACGTCATATAAATTATCAAAATTCAATTCATCGTAAATTCTTTCTTCTGGAATATCATTTAGTGCACCATCTAGCATACTTTCTCTAGATCTGGGAGGACAAAATAAATATATTTTAGAATATTTATTGCGCAACCCACTTCTAGCACTACTAAATAAACTTTGTAAAAATGTTGTCTTACCTGAACCAGGTTTTCCTATTATTAATGTAGATGTAGATAATTTATTGAATGCTAAATTCATTAACTCATAATCATCTAAACAAGAATTCAATTTATTATCACAAACACATTCTGGAATTTTCAATCGTGGTTTTTTGTGTCTTATTAATTCAATACTCATTCCACTTTTAAGAAAAGTGGAGAAAAAAAACTAACTTAATAACGATTTTGCTATACTTTTTTTAAAAGTATATTTATATCATAGTATAAATGTGGAAAATAAGAAAATTGAGAAACAAAAATGTATACCAATTGAAAAACATAAAAACAGGAGAAATCCACTCAAAACACAGTACATTAGAAAACGCAAAAAAACAGTTAAGATTACTTTATAGAATTGATAAACAGAAAGAAATAAATAAACTACAATTTCCAATAAATCCATTCGAAGAATTGTATAGTTATGTCAAGTAAAATATTTTATCAGTTTAACACAATTCCGCTTGCGGTCGGTGCTACGCACAATTTCTTATTTTTTGCTATACTTTTTATAAAAGTATAATAAATGCCTCCAAAGAAACAAGATAAATCATCACAATCTGTAAAAGTCAGTATTAATTTAGGAGATAAAAAACCAACTAGAAAACCACGTGGAAAAAGAAAACCATCACAAAAAAAATTACCAGCACCATTAGGAATTAGCCCAAGACAACAACCATTTTCACAACAACCTCAATATATTCCTCTATATGTAAATCAATATCCAAGTTATGCTGGTGCTGGAAGTCCCAGTTACATGAATACTGGAATTCCAGCTAACCCACAAATTTTAGCAGGAACAAGTAACATACCATCAACGGCACCATTATTATTGACGAATGCTTCTGCTACTACACCAACAACCGCTATGACACGAATGACTTCAAATGCTAGATTTAATGTTCCATCATCTTTTTATATTCCAACTGAAAAACCAAATTATCCAAGGATAGATATTAAAAAAAGAATTGAAGACATACAACGTCCAAAATTAATAACTCAATTTGCTGAACCTGGTATAGGAAGTTCAGAATTTCAACAGAGAAGAGAAAATTTAATGTTAGGATTAGGAATTCCAGAATCAGAAAGAGTAAATTATGTTGATCCACAAACTGGATTATTAGTTATGCCAGAAGAACAAGGTAGAAGAGAAGGAATAGATTATATTTTATTACCTCCAGGTGGCAATCCAGAAGATCCTAATAATGAACCACAATATCAAAATATAACATTTGAATTTTTAGATGATGATGATGCAGATGAAGGATTTTTTGATACGATAGAAGTTGATAATATGCCTACATTGGAAGAAATCAATTTTGCGTGAGGAACTCCGTTCCTACACATACCATGGCTACGCAATTCCGCTTGCGGTCGGTGCTACGCATCAATTATTATTCAATCAGTTTTTTTTCCTCCACTTTTCTTAAAAGTGGAATGTCTTATAAAGAAAAAAAAATAATTAATATAAATTCTAAGGATGCGACAATGAAAATAAATAATTCTTTTTTATCTGAATTATCATTTTCATTTCCAAATATAGTAAGTCAAAATGAAGAAATAGAAAATTTAGAAGGTGGTTTGGAATCAGCTGTATTTCCAGTTTCTTTTTATGTTGTCAATTATAGTAATAATATTTTTAGTTATACTATTAATCATCATGGAGTATATACTGATTATTCAATAACGATAGCAGTAGGAAATTACGATTATAAAACATTATTCACAGCTATGCACTCTGCCTTTACTGCCAATGGTCATAATTTCGTTTTGACTTTAAATGAAATTAATGGAATCATGACTATGGAATATAAACCAACGAGTGGAAGAGTTTTTTATAGAATTAATCACGCACTATCAACTTCATTTAGAGTATTAGGATTTGATGTTGATACAGATTATTTCCCAACAGCAGATATATTAGTAGCACCATTTCCATTGAACTTATTAGGAATAAAAAAATTAAAAATATTTTGTCCTCAGTTTAGCAATAATAATTTAGATAGTACAAAATATGCGACGACAAGTTTATTGACAACAATCATAAATGATCAACCACCATTCGGACAAATAAATTATTATAATAATACAGGAGAATATAGCGGAAGATTAAAAGTATTTGAAATGAATATAATAGATATTAGAATTACAGATGAATATGGAGCTTCAATAAATTTTAATAATTGTGATTGGAGCATGACATTTGTTCTCAATCTATATAAACAAAATGTGAATAGGTCATTTAAACAATTACCGAGGAACTCCGTTCCTACGGGTACCTTAGGCTACGCACAAACTCAATCACAAGTGGAACAACCTGAAATACAACAAGAGACAGAAGAACCAGAGAGCGAAGCGACATACGGAGTAGAAGAACCAATTCAAATGGGAGATAACATTAAAGATTTAAATTTTCTTTTGGGAATCAATCCAAACTATTTAGATTAAAGGGAGGTTTTACTGGAACCGTAGGTTCCAATATATTTTCTTTTAGGAATTAATCCGAACTATTTAGATTAACAATATAAAATTATTATTTTGAAAATAATTTTATATCTTGGAATTATATATTATGGACGTAGCAGTACCCGCAGAAGTTCAACCTAAAAGATTGCCCAATTTACCAGATGGAACCTCAACTAACTCAGTAGTTGTTTCACCTGTAAATGGAGCAACTTTCAACGACAATGGACAAATCATTTTAGATTTACCTGTAGGAAAAGGATACCTTAATCCGAATAGTATGTATATCAGATACCGACAAACTTGTTCAGGTATGGCTGGTGCTGGTGGTACTATGATAGGCATTCCACTATATACACCTTTTATTCAATTTCAAATGCTTTTCAATTCACAAGTAGTTGAGAATATTAGTGATTACAATATTGTATGTAATGATTTAGTCAATCTCAAATTAACTGCCGCAGACAAAGTTGGACACTCACAAAATTTAGGAATTGGTGGAATAGCGACAGCATTTTCTTTTAACTCTGTCAATGGTAGATTGCTAGGTGCTACTCCAGATGTTTTTTCAGTTAGTGGGCCCTTACCTTGTTTACTTTCTCAATCTGAATCTTATGTCCCATTATTTTTATTAAACGCATGTAGAATTATTTTGAATATTGACACGATTGCAAACATGTTTAACACTACAGCAAATGTTCCTACTGGGTTTACAATTTCAAATTTCGAATTGTGTATGGATGTAGTTTCGTTCCCATCTTCAGTTGATGCATATTATTTAAGTATGGTTAATCAACAAGGTAAAATTGTTTTGAAATCTTCTTCATGGATGACATCATCTCAACCTCTAGCAACTGCTAGTAGTGGAAGTTTTCAATTACCGTACTCATTTAGATTAGCTAGCGTGAAATCAGTTTTCTTACATTGTTCTCCAGCGGTAGCTACATCCGCTAATAGTAATGGAAAATTTGATTCACTTGATGTTACTTCATCTAACGGAGATTATCAGATTGATTTAGCTGGAGGAGTGCTATATCCACCAAGACCACTTTCCACACTTTTAAATAAATCTGGTATCATCAGTGAGTTAGCTTTAGCATTATTTGGTAATAGAAATATTTTGAGTGCTTCACTTGGATTGACGCCAGCAACTTGGAATTATACATCTTCATCTGCAGTCACGTCATACACAGCACCCGCTATGTTTATCGTGGGCGTAAATACTGAGAAATGTGCAACATCAAATGCGGTTCTCACAGGTGCCTCAACTTTATTATCACCAATAATTGCTCGTATAAATATCAATACTGCTACTTCTCAAGCAGTTCAATTGAGAGCCCTAGCATATTTTGATGCCTTAATATCCATAGATGTCAATACTCGTCAAGTTGATATTCTTCAATAAGCACAATAAATATTATTTTCAAAAAAAAAATTTATTTTAATATAACATAATGGATAGTAAATTAAGTTATATTAAAAGTAAGAATAGTTTAAAAAGACAGGAGAAACTACACACAATTAAGCAATCAATCGTAACTAAAATTCAGAAAGATATTGACATATCAAAATTAAAAGAAAATAATATAATTAACAACGAATTAATTTTATTTTGTTGTAGTTGTGTTGAAGAGTTAGTGAAAAAATCTTATTCAATTGATAAAAAATGTTTTGTCGTTGACATATTATGTACACTTTTTGGTTCATTGAATAATTTAGAAATAGAACAAATTAAACAACATATAGAGTTTGCGTTTGAAAATAAATTAATTAAAAAAGTTGAATTCAATTACAAAGCTAGAATTATAGTTTGGAATTGGTTTCAGAGGAAGTTCCTATGAGAACCAGTTGACTACATAAATGAAATAATAAATTATATATTACATAAAGTATTCAAATTTTTAATAATAAAATACATGAGTGAAGGATTGATAGTTACAACTATATTATTATTGTTGTGAATTATATTCTTCAATTAATTTTATTTTTTTATTTTTTATAATAAACTAAGTGAGTTCCAAGATTATGTCCCATAGCTTCACTATCATTTTTCAACTCTTCCAAGTCAGGAATATTGTCATATTTAGAACTGACGTAAGCATGACGAAGAATATTCACACTACTTTTTTTTTTGAATATAGCTTCAAATCGTTGATTTAATTTACTGCTGTCAAGTTTATTTTGACTTCTGTCAGTTAATAAATAGTCACAATCAGGATATTTAGTTTCAATTATATGATACCATTTATCTAATATGTCTTTAAGTTCATCA